AAAAGGCAGGATATAAAATTGAACCTGCGTTTGGTTCAGAGGATACAACGATGGTTGTTGAAGTACCCGTTGATGTTGGGGAAGGAATCAGGACCGTAAGTGAGTTATCCATTTGGGAACAATTCAGTTTAGCAGCATTCCTACAAAGACATTGGGCAGACAATCAAGTAAGTTGTACGGTTACATTTGATCCTGAAAAAGAAGGTAAGGAAATACCACAAGTTTTAAATTATTTTCAGTATCACTTAAAAGGTATAAGTCTTTTACCAAGACATGACTTGGGAGCTTATCCACAAATGCCCTATGAGTCTATTGATGAAAAAGAATACAATAAACAAGTTAAGAAACTTGGAAAATTGTCTTTTGGGGTGATACACAAAGAAGAAGCCAACATAGAGAAATTCTGTGATGGTGATTTTTGTGATGTGGAGATAACACCCACAACTGGTGATAATGATGACCAAGAGTATGCTAATTAAAATTTCACATACAATAAAACCAGCGGACAGGCAGTTGACACACCTGTGAAAAAATGTGTCTTAACCAAAACAAGGAGAACTTTTATGAATAAAAGTAATCTATTAGTGTCACTTATGATGATGACAGGATTGTTCGCACAATCTATTGTTGGAACTGTAAATGATGCTAACAATAATCCTTTGGTTGGAGCAAATGTAGTAGTTGAGGGAACTGAGTTAGGTTCAGTATCAGATGAGGTTGGAGCCTATGTGATATCACCTGACGAAGGTACTTATTCTATTACTGCTTCATTCATTGGTTACTCATCTGTAACTAAAGAAGTTACGGTGGGTAAAGAAGATGTAAGTGTAGATTTCACACTTGTGATTGATGCACTTACTATGTCAGCACTCGAAGTACTAGCTTCAAGAGCTGATGAAAGAACACCTGTTGCTTATACTACGGTTAGTAAAAAGGAAATGGAAATCAGACTTGGTTCACAAGACATTCCAATGATTTTAAATACTACACCAAGTGTTTACGCAACTCAACAAGGTGGTGGTGCGGGTGATGCCCGTATTAATGTTCGTGGATTCAACCAACGAAATGTAGCAGTAATGATAAACGGAGTTCCTCAAAATGATATGGAGAACGGATGGGTTTATTGGTCTAATTGGGATGGAGTAGGAGACGCTACTTCCTCGATTCAGATGCAAAGAGGTCTATCAGCTGTTAATCTAGCTACACCTTCAATTGGTGGAACTATGAACATCATTACCGATCCTGCCCAACATGAAAAGGGTGGAAAGGTAAAACAAGAAGTTGGTGAAGGTGGTTTTCTAAAAACAACTCTAAACTATAATTCAGGTTTAATCGGTGATAAACTAGCACTTAGTGGAACGATAGTTCGTAAAACTGGTGATGGATTCATTGATGGAACTTGGACAGATGCTTGGGCATACTACTTCGGTGGTTCTTACGCCCTAAGTAAAAAACAAAGGTTTGAGTTGTATGCTATTGGAGCACCACAAAGACACGGACAAAATCTATACAAACAGAATATCGCAACTTATTCACAAGAGTTAGCTGGAAGTATCGATGGATACAACGATTCAGCTTATGTTGAAGGTGCTAAGTTCGAAACTGAAGCTGGTAGATTTTTCAACCAAAATGTCGCACCCATAAGTTCAGATTACAAAGGACAACAATATTGGTATATGTACGGAGCTCGTACAACTGATAGATTTAGTCCTGATTTTCTGAATGAAAGAGAAAACTTCTTTCATAAACCATTGGTTAACCTTAACCATTTCTTAACCATTAACGATCAAACAAGACTAAGTTCAGTATTGTATTGGAGTGGTGGTTCTGGTGGTGGTACAGGAACTTATGGTAGTGTCAGTAGAAAACCAGCCGTTGAAGGAAACAATTGGTGGGCTAGCTCACCTTGGATGTGGGATTGGGATGCTGAGATTGCACAGAACTCTGCAAATGTAGATTCTGCTTTCTCTGATTCTGAGAATCGTTCAACTGGTATTCTTCGTAATTCAATCAATAGACAAAACACTATTGGTTTAATCTCAAAGTTAAACTATGATGTTTCAGACGAACTTGAAGTTCAAGTTGGTATTGATTGGAGAACAGCTGGAATAGAACACGCTCGTGAGGTTCGTGATTTACTTGGTGGAGACTACTATGTAGACTTTGCTGATGATAACGCATCTGATGGTAAAAAAGTTGGTTTAGGTGATATTATCGCTTATCATAATGAAACCACAGTTGATTGGATTGGTGGATTTGTTCAAGGTAACTACACAACAGATAAACTTAACCTATATGGTATGGGTGGAGTTTCATCTATTAAGTATACCTATGAAGATCATTTCGCTGCTAACAAAGATGAAGATGGAAACGATATCGATAACTTTGTATCAGCACCTGCAATCAATACTTTCCAAGTAAAAGGTGGAGCATCATACAATTTAGACGATAGACTTTCAGCTTTCGTCAATACTGGATATGTTCAGAAACCACCAATCTTGGATAATGTGATTGACTATGATGGTAATGTTTCACAGAATCCTGATAACGAGAAGTTCATCTCAACTGAAATAGGTGGTGAGTACAGAAGTGGATTGGTTGCTATCAAGGGTAGTTATTATAACACCCAATGGAAAGATAGAAACCTTACCAAATCTGTAACCACAGGCCAAGGTGATTCAGGTGATACAGACATCATTTACTTAACTGGTGTAGATCAAAGTCACAGCGGTTTCGAGGTAGAGTCTAAAGTTGCTCTTAACGAAATGGTTGAGTTAGATTTCATAGTTAGTATTGGTGATTGGTATTTCGATGGTGACGCAAAAGGTGATTATACAGAGATGGAATACAATGATGATAACCAAATCATTGGTCAGACTTCTACGGAATATGAATACGCATTAAACAATCTTAAAGTTGGTGATATGCCACAGACATCATATGTTGGTGGATTAACATTAAAACCAATAGATGGTTTAAGAATTCAAGGACTTTACAAATATTATGACAATCATTATTCTGATTGGAGTCCTGACTCTCGTGAGGTTGATGGTGATGCAGATAGAGCACAAGTATGGAAAACTCCATCTTATGGTAAGTTAGATTTTCATGTAGCTTATAGTTTACCAAAGATTGGTGGATACGACTTTACTCTAACAGGTCATCTATTTAACGCACTTGACGAAGTATTCGTTCAAGACGCGGTCGATAACTCTAAGTATAATGGGTTTGGTGATAAACTTCACTTAGCTCATAACGCTGAAGTATTTCTTGGAACACCAAGAAGTTTTAACTTAGGACTTAGTGTTAATTTCTAAAAGTAAATTTGGGGGTTTGAAATATAGCCCCCATTTTTTACAATGGAGAATTATATGCATAAATTAGAATACTTGTGGTTGGATGGTTGTAGTCCAACACAAATAAGATATAAAACAAAAGTAGTAAAAGATTTTGGTAAAAAAGATGCACCCATTTGGGGATTTGATGGGAGTTCTACTCAACAAGCAGATGGAAACAATTCTGATTGTGTTTTAAAGCCAGTTAGGTACTATCCTAATCCATTAGAATCCAATAGTTCAATAGTATTGTGTGAGGTATGGAATGTAAATGATACACCACATTCAACAAACACAAGAAGATTATTAGAGGAAACCATTACAGATTTAGAGGGGTATTATGATGAATGGGTTGGTTTTGAACAAGAATATACATTGTTTGATGGTTCAGTACCATTAGGATGGCCATCAAATGGAGAACCAGCTCCACAAGGGGATTATTATTGTGGTAGAAATATAGGTGAAAAGATTTCAAGAGAACATTTAAATGCTTGTATCGAAGCTGGTATCAGTATTTGTGGTACAAACGCAGAAGTGATGTTAGGACAATGGGAATATCAAATCGGTGCTGGTGGTTCAATACACATGAGTGATGATTTATGGGTTGCTCGTTGGTTATTGGAAAGAATTTGTGAGAAACATGATGTATCAGTTTCACTACATCCAAAACCAATATCAGGAGATTGGAATGGTGCAGGATGTCATACCAATTTCTCTACAAACTATATGAGAGATGAAGGTGGGTATTCAGAGATAATAAATGCATGTGAAAAATTAAGTGAATTTACAAAAGAACATTTAAAAGAGTATGGTGAAGATAATGAAAAACGACTTACTGGAGAACATGAAACTTGTTCTATTGACGAATTCCGTTACGGAGTTTCAGATAGAGGAGCTTCAATTCGTATTCCGTGGCAGGTAGAAGTAGATGGTTGTGGTTATTTAGAAGATAGACGACCATCATCAAATTGTGATCCATACAAGGTTAGTGCTAGATTAATTAAAACAATATGTAAATAAAATAGGAGAAACAAAATGGCAGATTTAGATTTTTCATCAATGACTAAAGATGAATTAGAAGAATATGGAAGGGAAGTTGGTATTGAGTTAGACAAGAGACACTCAAAGGCTGACTTAATAGATGAACTCAACCAGCATCTCGAAGATGAAGTTGAGGAAGTCGAAGTAGAAGATGAGGTAGAAGATGAGGTTGAAGAAGTCGAAGTAGAAGATGAGGTAGAAGTGGTAGAAATTGAACCATTGGTTGAAGATATACCCGAAATAGAAGTAGACCAAGACTCTAAATTAGATGCGGCTAGAACTCAGGCAACTCATCATATATTGAGTGAACATATTAAAGGTGGAATTCAAGTATCAGCTGCATCACATGAAAGAGTAGAAACTCTGGCAAAACAAATACTCAATGACAGAGAAAAGGCAGAAAAAAATTCTCAAAAGGTACTTGAGAAATTAGCAAAAGAAGAACAATAATATTAGCAAAAAAACACTTGATTATTTCGGATATCTTTCGTAAGATCAAGTATAAACTAAGAGGTTACATTGTACCAAAACATATATTACGAAAGTCGTAAGAATAAAGTACATATATGGGATGACAAGAGTGGTCATGTAATCGTGCCCTATAAAAGGTACGCTTACATAAAAGATAATTATGGAACTCATGTTTCTCTATATGGTGATAGGTTAAAAAAGACATATAAGTGGGATAAAAGTGTAGAAGGATTACACGAAAGTGACATCAATCCTGAAACACGAACTCTTATTGATATGTACACTAATAGTGATGAACCATCAGTAGGACATCGTATTATGATAATCGATATTGAGGTAGAAGTAACCGAAGGTTTTCCAAGTCCACAAAAGGCAGAAAATAAAGTTACTTCTATCGCAATACATGATAGCGAAACCGACCATTATTGGTGTTTTGTTCTTGATGAGAAAGAAAAACTTGTTCCTGATGAATGGGGGAAGAATGTAAGTGTAGAAACATTCGATAATGAGTTTGCTTTATTACAAAGGTTTTATGCTAAATATTTAGAAATGAGACCAACCATAATAACAGGTTGGAACATAGATGGTTTTGATATTCCATATCTTTATAATCGTTCAGTTCAGATAGTTGGACAAAGTGTTGCTGATTGTCTTTCACCAATTTCAAATGTTTATTGGAATAAATTTCGTGAGAGATTTATGATAGCAGGTGTGAGTTGTTTAGATTATCTAGCGTTATATAAAAACTTCACATTTAGTTCTAAACCAAGTTATAGATTGGATGATATTGGTGTATCAGAAGTTGGAACAAATAAGATTTCATACGAAGGAACACTAAATGACCTATATGAAAATAACTTAAATGATTTTGTAAAATATAACATACATGATGTTAGGATTGTAAAGAAGTTAGATGATAAGTTAGACTTCATAGATGTCGCTCGAGGTATTTGTCATGTAGGTCATGTTCCCTATGAGGACATACAATATGACTCAAGATTCTTAGAAGGTGCTATATTGGTGTATCTGAAAAAACTCGGTGTTGTAGCTCCAAACAAAACACCAAGAGATGATGTGAAGAAAGATGGTAAGTTTACAGGAGCTTATGTTCAGGACCCACAGAAAGGTAAACACGATTGGGTTTATGACTTGGATATCACAAGTATGTATCCATCAATCATTATGAGTTTGAATATATCACCTGAAACAAAGATTGGTAAAATTGAAGGGTGGAATCCAAAGGAATTTATTAGTGGTAGGAATAAAACTTATTCTATCATTATGAATGGTAAGAAAAAAGGACAATTTACTGAAACTGAATTGAAGGATTTCTTTGATAAAAATCATGTATCAGTATCCAACAATGGTATTATATATAGAACTGATAAAAAAGGATTGATTCCAACATTATTGGCAGAGTGGTTTGACAAACGAAAAGAGTTTAGGAAACTGGCCAAAAAGTTTGGTGATGCTGGTGATGAAGAACAATATGGTTATTTTAACAGACGACAACATATTCAAAAGATTGTGTTGAACTCTATGTATGGTGTATTGGGTTTACCAGTATTTAGGTTTTATGATTTGGATAACGCCGAGGCAACTACAAAAACAGGTCAAGAGTTAATAAAATTTACCAAAAAAATTGGTAATCATTTCTATAATAAGGAATTGGGAACGGAAGATGATTATTGTATTTACATTGATACTGATTCGGTATTTTATTCTGCAGTTCCATTGGTAAAACATAGATTTCCAAATCAAGAGTTAAGTGATGTGATGATGACTCAGAGAATCAATGAGATAGCAACTGAAGTACAAGGTTATCTAAACGATAGTTATGATTATTTTGCAAAGAAGTTCTGTAATCTTGATAAACATCGATTTGAGATTAAACAAGAAATTGTAGCTAAAGCAGGGTTGTTTATTGTAAAGAAAAGATATGGAATGAAGATTATATCCGATAATGGTGTTCAAGTAAACAAGACTATGGTAAAGGGTTTGGATACGGTTCGTAGTAATTTCGCACCACTATTTAGAAAACTATTATCAGATGTATTGGATGATATTTTAGCAAGTGTTCCAAAGGATAAGATAGACCATAGAATAACACGATTTAGAAAGAATATGAAATATAATGAACTTGACGATATCTCATCACCAACGGGTGTAAAGGGAATATGGAAATATATGGAAAAACAAGATAAAGAAAATAGTTCTGTGTTTACCACATTTAAAAAGGGAACTCCTGTTCATGTAAAAGCAGCAATAGCATATAATGACTTGGTTAGATATTTTAAACAAGATAAAAAATATCAATTCATAAATAATGGAGATAAGATTCGTTGGGTGTATT